CGACGACCGCTATGCGGGGAATTATAGACGAATGGAATGGTCTGGATCGCGGGCTCTCGAACCTCGAACAGCTCGATTTCGTTGGTCATCCGCTTCCCAGGGCCTCTTCTTTACCAAGTCACAAACTTGTTGTGTTCGCCATGTTGCCAGTCGACCGCTGCAAAGTCCATACTCCCGGAAATGGCGGAGCAGGCTCACTTTTTCGTTGTTCACCGGTTCTTTACTGAGCCAACCCTAAAGTGAGCGGCTGCGAGCCTCCCTATGCAATCGAGTACAGCGGTCCCTAAATGACTCAGAAAATCCTTCTCGCCGAAGATGACAACGACATGCGCCGGTTCCTGGTGAAGGCGCTGGAAAAGGCGGGGTACAAAGTCTCCTCCTTCGACAACGGCGCCTCAGCCTATGACCGCCTGCGGGAAGAGCCCTTCTCCCTTCTCCTGACCGACATCGTGATGCCCGAGATGGACGGCATCGAGCTGGCGCGCCGCGCCACCGAACTCGATCCGGACCTGAAGGTCATGTTCATCACCGGTTTTGCCGCCGTCGCTCTGAACGCCGATTCGAAGGCTCCGAAGGATGCCAAGGTCCTCTCCAAGCCTTTCCACCTTCGCGATCTCGTCGACGAAGTGAACAAACTCCTTGCGGCATAAGGGCTTCCGAGGAGATCGAAAAAATCTCTTCATAAAACTGCAAAATGCCTATTGACGGGCGAAGCGGTTTTGTGGTCTTAAGCCGCCATCGGATGGGCGTGTAGCTCAGCGGGAGAGCACTACGTTGACATCGTAGGGGTCACAAGTTCGATCCTTGTCACGCCCACCATTCCGATCCCTTGTGGCGCAGGGCTTCGCGGCTTCTCAGAGACAAACAAGACTACCGGGCGACAGGGTCACTTGGTAGCGCACTTGATAGTCAAAAGGAGAAGCTAATATGACCCCTGACGAGAAACGCTGGTTCGACCGATTGCGTCGTGTTCTTCGCGACATGCCAAAAAGCGTCGAGATCCAGGTCCACCACGGAACAATTCAGATGAACCGCTCTGGAGCCGCTTTGGAGGCTGTTGTCGGCAAGAGGCTTGGCGATGCCGACAACGTCGAGGAACTAAGTTTCTTCTGCACGGATCGGGTCTACCCGTGCAGCGAAAGCCTCTAGGCCGGCATTGAAGCGAACAGCGCGGCCAGTCTCGACTGACGCGCCTGTTCCTCTTCATCGGCCTGCCTGCGGCGACGGTTGAAGCTGTCCAGCACGTTCCCGAACGACATGGGTGCCTGCGGAGCGACGACGTCGCCGAAGGCTTGCGCCATCTGCTGCGGCATCGCGCCCTGCCCCGCTGCTGCCATCACCTCGCCGATCGGATCGAAGCTCTTGTTCTGCATGTTCGCCATGGTCGGCGCGGCTGACCGAGAGCCCATGGCCTCGGCGAAGCTCGGCATGGAGCGACCGGAGGGTGCCGGAGCGGCCGAAGCGATCATCGTCTGTTCCGGCGCCGGTGCGAGCCCGTAAGCCTCGCGCAGCCAGCTCGGCGCATTTGCGCCCTTGCCGCCCGCACCCCACACACCGGGATTTCCGAAGCCGACGTGCATCGATCCCGGCTGCATGTAACCAGAGCCAGCGCCGAAGCCCGTCACGCCCGCTGCCTTGGCGCGGGCCACGATGTCCTTGAAGATGGCCTGGTCCTGCGGGTTGTTCCAGTCGAGCCGCTGGTCGCCCCGAACGAAGAAGACGTCCGCAGCATTGCCGTGGTCGTGACGGGTAGAGCCGACACGCGGCAACCCGGAGCCCTTGGCCGGCTGCCCGCCGGAGAAGACTTCCATGCTGACGCCAAGCTCCGGCAGGAACCGGAACGCTTCGACGAGCCTGCTGTCGAGCGGCAGATTGCGCGTCGCGCCCTGATTGGCGTAGCGGATATAGTCAGCCATCTTGCGCCCCTGATGCAAACGTCATACATTTGGTGAAAGGAGAAAACCAATGGAACTGCTTATCGGCTTTCTGGTGTTCGGCGTGGCGTGCATGATCCTGCACGCGGTGTTTGGCCCGCTCGTTGAGGGCATTCGCCGTCAGCGCCGAACGAACCGGCTCAATCGACGTGAGGCAGAGTTTCAGGCTCATCGTGGGCCTCGCTCACGGTCGAACAGCGGCGCGGTCTGAGCGCCAGTCCGGGCCAGTGCTTCCGGCAAGACAACCGGCGCGCCGCGATTAACCGCGGCGCGCAGAATGTCGACCGACTGCGGGTCGATGAACATTTCCGCCAGCGTATCGAGATTGTTCCGCAGCGCCGCCCGGCGCGTCGCATCGCCCGCGTTGGTGACGAAGCTGGCGCCGAGGGACCGGGCAAGGCCGAACAGCCGGGAGACCGGCGAGGCATCACCAAGCTCCACATTGATAGAACGGTTGAACTCCGTCGCGCTGCCGATCGGCTTGCGTCGGCCGGTGGCCTGAAGCACGTCCAGAAGCTCGTTCATCTGCGGCGAGGCGCTGTTGCCGGGCAGTGAGTTGAGAACCGCGTCCAGCACTTCCTGGCGCTGCGGGTTGCCGGCCGCGCTCTTGTGGAATTTCGCACCGGAGAACTCACGGCCGCCTTCCATCGTCTCCGTTGCTGCGCGACTGTAGCGGTCGGCCAGGTTCTGTCGAACAAGCTGCGGGATCAGCGTCGGATCTTTGGCAACCAGCGCCGCAACGGCATCGGCGGTCTCCTGCCCTGATCCGGTCAGCGGGTTCTGCGGCAGGAGCGCGTCACCGGCGCCCTGCGTGTTGTTTGCAGAAGCGACGCGACCGAGCGGCCCTGCCCGCGTGGCGTCGAGCCCTGTTGCAGCGTCTCGGACCTGGGCCAGTTTCGCGGCCACATCCGGGTACTGCGCCAAAATATCTTCGTTAGATCGCATTGCTTGCGCCAAAGCGTCAGTTGACACGCGACCGGACGCGTCCGTAGCGCTGTCCAGAATTGTCGTAGCGACGCGGTTCTTCATCGCGTTGAGAGCGTCCGGCGTCGCGACCTGATTGAAGTTTCGAAGCTCGCTAGGCGACATCAAGGCGTCAGGCACCGCTTCCGGCGGCGTCGTGTAGTTCTTTCCGTAGGCATCTTTCTCGATGGCCTTCGACATTCCAGGGCTGCCGAACGGCACCAGTGGCTCGCTTGCGGCCTTAAACGTATCTTTGGCCCTTGCATATTCAGGGACGGCAGACAACGCCTCATCGAGCTTTGTCTGCACCTGTCCGAGCAAGTTCGCGGACTGCATCTGACCGTTGCGCTTGGCCTCGTTGATCATATCGCCAATTTGAAGGCGTGCGCTATCAAGCCCCGTGACGCTCGTGTCCACGCCGCCCTTTGTGAACAGCATGCCGCGAACCTTTTGAAGAGCGGCACGAGTTTCTGCCCGAGCGTTCACGGCCAGTTGGTCTACGGCTTTTACGACCGGGCGGGCGTCGACTTGAATGACATCCGGTCCCGTTCGGCTCGTCATGGACGGCGTTTCAATCTGCGCAGGTACTGCACGGGCCTGCATCTCTGCGACGCCTGTGATCTCGTTACTGCCCGGCTCCAGTTTAGTGTAGGCCGGTGCTCGAACCGTTTTATCCACAGACAGGTCGTCCACCGCAATGCGAGGTTCCGCGGCTCGCGCCGTACTATACGCCTGATCCGATAGTGCGTTACGAACACCTTCGCGGCCAGCGTAAACGCGACCTAGCTCCGGCTGAATTACTTCGCCCGCCTGCAATGGCGTTGTGCGCGGTCCTGCGCTAAACACAGCGTCGCTCAGTGCCTGCCCTGCGGGCGACGCTGTTATGGCGTCTTCCGCTACGTTTGCGGCTCTTGCGCCGAGTGTCGACGGCTGCGTGCTCTGCGGCGCAATCGCGTCCAGAACGTCGTTGACCGCATTGTCGACCTGACCGGGACGCTGCGCAAAGAACGGACCCGTGCGAGCACGGCCCTCGATCGAACCTTCGACGACACGCTGGATGTTCGGCAACGCGCTGGCCCCGTCACGCGCCTGGGCAATAGCTTCAGGGCCGGTCAGACGAACGCCCGTCGAATTGTTCTGGAGCGCCTGCGCCCTCGCCCAATCCGCGTCGGACATTTCAGACGTGGCGCGGCGGATCACGGCCTCGGGCGCATTGTAGGCGCGGCCCGCTGCAACGCTGACATTGCCCGCCAGCGCGCCAACGGCCCTCGCTACGCCTTCGTAGTCGGAGCCTTCCGTAAGCTGGCCTGCGCCTTCGGACAGAAGCCCCGGCAGAACCACGTTGCCGACGAGATCGGTCGCGTATTCGCCGGCCATGCGCGCAGCGGTCGGCGCGGCACGCGCAGCCTTCGACGGGAACGCACCGGGAGCCAGAAACTGCGCCGTGGTGTTAGCGAACTTGCCTGGTGTGGTCTGCGGCTCGTACAGATAGTCGTTCATCAGACCGCGAACGTAGTCCTGCCCGCTGCCGACCAGGTTGTCGAGCTTCGTACCCCACGAGCCTGCGCGGGCCTCGGCGATCTTGGCGTCCATCTCGGGAGTGCGCTCATCCATGCCGAAAATAGCGCGCATAAGATAGTCCGCACCCTGAGCCATCTTGTCGCCTGCTGCTGTGCCGATGCGCTGCATCGAGATCGGCAGCATCAGTGTTTCGGCAGCGCCTTCTGGCACGCCTGAAGCGAAGCTGGCGGCCATGTCGTAGCCGACAGACGGCTTTTGCTCGACCACGCGAAAGCCCGGCGGGAGGTCATCTCCGCCGGCGGGCTGAACAACACGGAAACCGGGTGGTAGATCATCAGCCATTGACAGGCTCCCATTTTCCGTTGCGTCGGATCATTCGCGTTCCGTTGCTGTCTTCGATGATGGTGCCTTCCGGGTAGCCGCCGCTCTGAGCAGGCTGCGCGGCCGGCGCTGGTTGCGCGGCTGGCGCCGCCGCCCCGGTCTGCTGAGGCGCAGGCTGCGGCTGGCCTGCTGCGTTGGCTCGGGCTCGCTCAAACGCACGCATCATCTCTTCCGGCACTTCGACGCCGTTCTCGATCATGCGCTGCACGATCTCTTCGGAGGCCCCACGCGAAACGCCCTGAAGCGCGGCCAAGGCCGTGGCACGAGCGCGTGCCTTTTCGGCGATCGTCTCCGGTGTGTCGCCGGGGATCGGAATGAAGACGCGAGCGTAGTTCTGAAACTCTTCGCGGCCGAAAGCGGCGCCCGTGTCGGGACGCAGAACGCTCATCATGAAGTTCATGGCCGAGTTGTAGTACTGCTGGCCCTCTTTCGAGACCATGCGGTTCGAAGCCGACAGCGGCATCATTTCGCCAGCGCCGCCAATGATAAGCTCGAAATCCGTCGTGCTTGGGACGTAGCCTTCGGCCTGGAGCTTGTTCATCGTGTTGTCGGCAACACCCGCACGAGTGGCAAACATGCCGCTGCGCTCGGTGAACTCCGTAGGCTTCATACCGAGTTGTTCATTTGTCCCGGTAGGTTTGGCCTTGTCGAAAACCTGCACATCGGCCGGAACGGGCGTTCCGTCAGACATGCGGTATACCGGGTCGTTCGGCGCGCGGTAGACCTGAACGCTTCGGCCGTTCATGACCGCCGTGCCTTCTACAAGGCTCTTGTCAGACGGCGCGTCGTAGGGCTGCGCGCCAGTGCGAACTGCGGTTCCCGGCGCCATGTAAACAGAGTTGCCGTCCTTGTCGACGGCCTTTACCGGCGTCCTTTCGCCAAGGATTGTGTCGACCAACATTTCGTCCGTCAGCACGCCGGCTTCGATGAGCCGTTGGCGTTCTGCGGCCTTTTGCTCCGCGTCGCTCAGAGGCTTCGGCGCACCCGAGGCGGCGCCAATGCCCGGCATCTCAATGATGCTCATGACATCCTCTGCCACTTCCGGGCGCACCTGACCGGGGTCGAGAGGCCCGTAAAGCGATGTGAGGGCCTTGACCTGGTTGTCGCGAAGATTATTCGCGCCATTGATACGGGCCTCCGCATCAGTCTTGTAGCGTTCGTTGACGTCAACAACGCCGAGGCGCTGTGTCGCAGCGTCTTCGATCATCTGACGTTCGGCGAGGGCTCGTGCGTTATCGGCGGCGTTGTTCGCGCGCAGCGTCTCAGCACCCACGTTCACGCCGTAGTAGCCGTTTGCTGGGTTCCAGCGGCCTGCGGCTTGCCCCATGCGGTCAAAGACCATCTGGTTGAAATTCGGGTCTTGCGCGGCGTCAAAAAGACGGCCCAAATTATTCATCTCCGCGCGACGCGCATCGGCCAGCGCGTAGTTGGCCGCGTCTGAACCACTTTCCATGCCGACAGGATCGCCAAAGAAGCGTTGCAAATTGCTATGGATCTGGCCCATGATCGGGTTGTTATACGTGGGGTTGCGTCCAAACGCCATTGATCCGGTTCCTTACCATAGTCCGCTTGAACTGACCGTCGGGCGGGTCGGCACAGACGGGAAGTAATTCACGCCGGGACCGCCTTTCAGCCCGCCGTTCATCATGATAGACCCGCCCATGCCAAGAATGTCGCCGAACAGCTTCATCCCGTTGCCCGCGCTGTTCGCCGCTTCAAGCTCCAGCGGCACGATGCCCGAAGAAGCCCGTTTGAACGAATTGATCTGGCCGATCGATCCGGCGTCGCGGGCTTGTTCGCGGCCAATGCCGCCGAGGACGTCGCCGAACGACCGAAGCTTGCCGAGCGCTTCGCCCTGCTGGTCGGTGAAGGCTTTTGCCAGGTTGCTCTGCTTGCCGGCCTCCTGGACGGTGATCTTCGAGCCGCTGGTCGGCAGCATAGCATCGACAGCCTGCTGGTCGTTCTGCGCGGCCATGGCCTCGTTCTCGGTGAAATAGTCGCCGAGCTTCGATGCGCTCTCTTCCTGCTGCCCGCCGAAATCGGTGTAGCGGTCACGCGAGGTTTCGTTGAGCGCGGCGTTTTCCTGATCCAGCTTGCCCTGACGGATGCGTTCAGCGGCCATCGCGTCGGCGCGGGCCTTGTCGACCTTGTTCGCGGCGATCGTGTTTGCGACGGTGGAGCCGATCGAAAGCGCTACACCGGCGATCGCTAGGGGTGAGCACATCTTAGTACCTCGTCACAACTTGACCCTGACCACCGAACCAGCCGGTGTTGAAGGTCGGTTGATACCGGCCGCCGCTGGCCGCTGCTGCCCGTTCGCGCGCTGCCTGGTTGCCAAGCTCTGCGGTGAAGTCGGTGAATAGCTGGCCGAGCGGGCTGTAAGCCTGCGGCTGCGTCAGGATCGTCGCGCGGGACAAGGCCGAATTGACGGCCTGCTGGTTGTCGCCGGTCGCGTTCAGCATCCCGATCAGATCGGACCTTGCGCTCTCGACGGCGTTCCTGGACTGGTTCTCCTGCGCGAGAGCCTGGTCCCGAACCTGCTGCTCGTTCAGGTCGAACAACTTCTGAAGCTCGCCGGACTTCTGCGCGCGCACCGAGCCGTCCAACTGCCCGGATCGGGCCAGCGAGAAGGTTAGATCCTTCGCGGCCTTGTCGCGCTGCTCGGTGAGTTGCGGCATGGCGTAATCGGTGTAGCTGTCGCGAATGCCTCGATAGAAGTTATCGTCGAACTGCCCGAAGGTGCTGTTGATATCGGAGGTGCCTTGGCGAATGCGCTGCTGGCGGGCCTCTTCTTCGGCCCTTGCGCGCGCCGCTTCTTTGCTCTGTGCCCTACCGCTCTTGCCGCCCATGCTCGCTCTCTAATTTCATCGACATGGCGTAACCGACTTTGCGGAACCCGAAGTGCTCAAGAAACTTCGATGTTCTGTCCGACTTGAAGTCGTTGTCGTTACCGCCAATGATCTCTGAAGCGCCTAATTCCCGGCTCCAGTTGACCAAGTGTTTCATCAAGAGAGAGGCCGCCCGAGATCCTCTATTTTCCGGCTTGACGTAAAGTACCTTTTGTATCGTGAAAAATCCAGACCTGTAATCATAGTCTCCGAAGCCCACGAGCAGGAAACCGAGGATTTTTTCGCCCTTTTCGACCACGAAGAAGCTAGGGTTGCCGCCTTCGAGGTAATCCTGGTAGATGCGGGCCACACGCTCCGGCTCGTACGGCGAACCGGGCATCGTCTGCTCGCAGTTGTGCCGGCCCATCGCCAGGATTTCTTCGTAGTCATGTTCCTGCGCAAAACGGACCTTCATGACCACACCTTCGCATAGGAATGAAACGCTTCGCCGTTCTTGCCGAACCCCGGCATGACGGCCTCGTGATGCAGCCCGAGCAGCTTGATCCAGCGATGCGCCTCGTCGTAGCCGTCGATCGAGATACACTCGATACGATGCACGCCCTCGGCCCGGTATTTCTCGAAGAGGTTCTTCGTGATGAAGCGGGTCAGCGAAAGCGCAATCTTCGGGAACTCGTCGGTCGCGAAAAACATCAGCGTCACGACATTCGGGCGGCCCTGAACCATCGCGCCAACCGCGACGGGCTCATCGCCGTCATAAGCGCAGATGCCGCTCTGGTGCGTGCCGTAGTCGCGCTCCAGAAGGGCGGCCAGTTCGTCGCGGTTGTCGGCATAGGACAGCGCCGAGAACTCCCTGAAGTCACTGGCCCTCATGCGCTCCGCAACGTGCCGGACATTCTCCGGCGTCGTGACGTCAATTCTCATTCTTGTCACTCTGGTCGACCTGGAAATGCACGATCAGCGAGCCGAGCTTGTGCGGGCCGTTGCCGCGGCTCCTGAACGTGAAGGAGAAATGCGACGTCGAGCCCCGCGCGGGGATGCGGCCGTCGAGGAAGGTGCTGTCCCGAACGATGCCGATCAGTTCGCTCTCATCGGGCCGGTTGACGTCCATCGAGACGTAGACTTCCCACTCGCCCTCGGCGGCGACGTCGATGCCGGACAGGTATTTGCGCTGCGTCGGGTTATCCGCATCGAGGAAAGGTGTGCGGACGACACACTCCGTATCGTCGTAGGTCCGGTCTGCGGCGGTGCCTCCATAGGAGTAGACCTTGTTTCCAACGCGCAGCCAGACCCGTCGATTGAAGACGATCGCTGCGTCGATCTCGCCGGGAAGCGTGTAGGTAGTCCATGCGCTGACCGTTCTCTCCGCTCTGAAGTAGGACAGGACGAACACCGTGTCGCCGATGATCATCCAGAAGCGGCCATCCCGAGGCTCGATCAGGCCGGTGATCTTGTCGCGGTCGAGCACGCTGACAGCCGCCAGCGCTTCCGTCACGAGGCCATCGATCGGAACGCCGATGTCCGACGTCGAGGCCGCGTTGGAGCTGTCACGGGCGCGCAGCGAACGGATACCGCTTTCGTTCAGGTAGAAGATATCGCTGTCGCCGAACTGCGTGACCGAATTGGCGGCCGACGTGCCGGTGTTGTTCAGGATCTGCGTCTGCGTGTTGAGCGCCGGGTCCGGGTCGGAGAACCAGATCTGGACGTTCGTCTCGGAGAAGATAGCGACGCTCTCCTGGTAGCGCGCAATCGCCAGCAGCTCTTCCGAACCGGACGAATAGGTCGACAGATCGACGAAGCCGGCGCCGACTGCGTCGGTCGTCCATTTGGTCGGTTCGCGGATGCCGGAGAAGTGCCAGTTCGGACCCGACAGCGAGTTCATCTTCGAGCCGATCGTCTTGACGAAGGTGCCGGGCGTGAAGGTGTCTTCGCTGGTCGCGCCGCCGGTCATCGTCAGGCCGGACGTCGGCGTGATGACGAAGCTGTTCGCCGTGGTGATCTCGACCGCCCGACCGTTGGCCTCGGTCCCGGCGTCCGCGGCGGTGATCACCACCGTTTCGCCAACCGAGATCGCCGTGTATTCGGGCGTCGAAATGTCGGCCGTGATCGCATCGGCGATGGCCTCTGCCGTCGTCGGATTGTCGGTGTCGTAGAGAACCGGGCTCGCGATGACCGAGACGCCGTCGATCTTGATGTCCGTGATCTGCGAGGTGATTGCTGCCGTGCCGCCGGCGAAGCTGACGATCGATCCGACCGTCACGTCGCCGCCGGGCGTTACAGCCAGGACGCGGCCGTTCGCTGCGGTGCCGGCGACAGACGCCGTGATCGTCACCGTGTCACCGTCCGAGGTGGCGGTGTAGTCGGGCGATGAGGTGTGGCTGGTGATCGCGCTAGCTACCGCGGTGGCCGTCGTGACGTTGTCGCCGGTATGCGCGACGGCGCCGGACGTGAGGGCGACGCCGTTGGCCGTGATGCTCGTGATCTGATTGCCGACGCCGGACGTTCCGCCCGTCACCCGGAAGGAGGCCGTTGCTGCCGTCGCGGGTGTCGCCCCGCCCGAAACGACAGAAAAGACAGCGCGCGCACGACCATCGAACCAGTCGGTGACGCGCGCTTCGTCGTAGAAATGGTGTCGCGAACCGTCCGAGAAGACGCCGACCGCATAGACCTTGCCGGCGTAGAGATCCCACGACGGCACGGAGACAAGCGTCGGAGTTCCGTCCGGGTGCTGAAGGCGCTGATAGGTGACGCCAGAAGGCATCGTCGGCGCTGCGGCGCTGCCGAAGACGACAAGCTGCGAACGGGTCGCAGCAAGGCCGAACGTGTCGTCCGGCAGATCGTATTCTTCCACGAAGGCAGCTCGGCTTTCCGCTTCGCCGCCGGCGGTGATGTGGCAGTCGACAGCCTCGATGAGCACGCCGCCCGGCGTGGTCTCGGCCATCCGTCGCGTATCCAGACCGCCTAGAAATTCCTTGATATGCACAAGGGCCATGTCAGTTTCCTGGGCGACGATACTGCGAGATCACGATCCGGCGCGGCGGGACGTCCTCGCCGATGCCGAACATACGGAACTGCTTGCGCGGGGTGAGGCTGCCGCGCAGCTTGGAATAGAGGGCGTTGGCCTGATCCAGCTTCAACTGAGCGTCCTTCGCGCCGCCGGCCGCCAGCATCTCGGCTGCGGCGTAGAGCGTCAGGAGACGATCGTCGAGATCGGCGCGGTCTCCGTCATCGACCAGCGGGTTCAGGTTGCGGATGCCGGTGAATTTTAGGTAGCCTTCGCGCGTGGTCGCATCGCCGTTGGTGTCGGCAATCGGCCAGATCTCGACCGTCTCGTCTTCGTAGATCTGCCACCGGCGCGGGGGCCAGTTGCGCTCGTCGAGATCGCTGTTCCAGGCACTGTAATTGTGTGCGTCGATGCCGGGCTGAAGCTCGCGCCATGCGCCGTCCGAGTAGACCTCAATCTTCTCGATGCGGTCGACGCGCATGTCTTCCGGCGGCTCGTAATAGCGCTGGCCCGCTGCTGCGGCGACCTGCCGCTCGACGCGCATATGCGGCCAGGCGAAGTCTTCCCACAAGCGCTCCTGCACGCGCTGGAGCAGCATGACCTGGGCGGGGCGGGCTTGGCGGTTGTGGGCTGGATCGAGCGACAAGCGCGCTTCGGCCCGCAAATCATTCAGCAGCTTGAGCAGTGTCTGTTTGCGGGCCATTTTGTGCTTCCGTTACGCGAAGACTTCGTCTTCAGCCTTGTCGCCACCGGCGCGGATCGCGGCGATGATTTCGGCCTTCTTGTCGTTTGCGTCGACTTCGATGCCGCGCTTTTCGGCCTCTTCCAGCAGTTCGGCCTTGGTCATCTTGTCGAGACCGTCGCCTTCATCGAGGTTCTTTTCCTCGCCGGCAGCCGTGACGCGGGTCTTGGCTTTGTAGAACTCCGGCGGGATGTCGAGATCGTCGAGATCCTTGATCGCCTGGGCGGCGGCGCCGGGGAACAAGACGCTGATGACGGAGACGTCATTGCCGTCAGGGCCGGGAACGCGGGCGCGTCCATAGATTTCCGTGAGCCGCTGGATTTCCTGACGGCTGGTGCGCTTGGCCTTCTCGCCGTCGACCTCTACGGGCTCGACATCGAAGACGGCGTCCTTGCCGTGAATGAGCTGAAGAACGGCAATCTCCGAGGCCGACATTTCGGTCTTCGGAACGATCGTGCCGAGATCGCCGCCGAGGGCGAGCATGATGTTTGCGTACTGCATTGGTCGTTTCTCCGGGTTGAATTACGGCGCGGCCGAAACCGCGCCGTCACTGATTAAGTGAGAGCCACTGCGCCGACGTTGGCGATGACCTGACCGCGGCCCGCGCTGTCGAACGCGACCATCAGGAACTCGTCGCGGGCGTTCAGGGTGGCGACGGTGGCCGTGCCATTGAACGTGCCGCCGGTCAGCGTGACGGTGTGAGCCGCCGTGCCGGTTGCCGAGGTGTCCTTGATGATCAGCATCGAGTTCGGAACGACCGTGTAGGTCGCAGCGATGACGGTGCTGGCGTGGTTCAGTTCGACGGCTTCCGTACCGGCCGGGATCGCGCCCGATGCGGTCAGTTCCAGCGTGCGGAACTTCGGACCCTGCGCCTGACCGTCAGCGCCGCCGAGGGTCAGATTGTAGGAGCCGCGATACGGATCGGTGCCGAACGACACGGTCACGGTCGCACCGGCCGGCCAGGTAACGCCGGAGGTGTTGGTGATCGTGATCGAAGCGCCGAGCGCGAACGTGAAGCCGCTTGCGCCCTGGTTGAACGTGCCGATCTGGCCGTTGTTGACAGAAAGCTTGCCGCCGGTCGTCCCTGCGAGGTTCGCCTGCGTGAAGCCGGTCGGATATGCGATGGCAACGGTGCCGCTGTTCGCGACGGCCGAGGCCAGAGTAACGGTTGTGACTGCGAGAGCGCCCATGGCTCTACTCCTTGTTTCGTTGAAAGGACGGGGCGGTCATAGCCGCCCCGATCGTTCCATCAGGCGATGTCGTAGACACCGGAGGTGTTGAGCTGGCGCGCAACAAGAAGGCCGGTCATGGAGATGCCGTTGTACATGACCATGCGGTCATACGGCCGAGCCGGGTTGTGCTTCTTGTACTTCTGCCCGTCCATGTACATCAGCTTCAGGCCGCGGGCGCCCATGTCGATCGCATAGCAGCGCTTGCTCTCGCCGAGATCGTCCATGGTCGGGTCCCACTGAAGCGGGAGACCGCCGTGCATCGGGTCCTGCATGGAGCCGTCAGGACGGCCCTGGCCCCAACCGGACTGCGTGTAGTAGCCGTTGGCACGGAGTTCAGCCTTGTAGGCGTCGATGAAGTCCGAACCGCAGAAGTACATGACGTTGGTCTGGCCGTTGGCGAACTTGGAGCGACGGCGAGCCGCCTTGTCCATGAACGTGATCAGCGCGCCGCCGCCGGTCGAAGCCGAGGTGATCGCGCCCTGACCGCCAGCGCCGCCGAAAGCTGCGGTTGCGGCATCGTTGCGCCACCAGTTGTTCGTCACGCGGTTGATCGAACCCGTCGAGCCCACAGCCGGATTGTCGAGCAGGAACGCCTTGATGCCGGCGAGAGCCTTGGTGTCGGTCGAGCCGTCGCCGTGGATCAGGCGATCGAGCGAGAAGGTGTAATCGGCGCCGAGGCGTTCGTTCTTCTCGTCGAAGATGTTGGCGAGGGCCTGGGCTTCGCGACCGCTCATTTCGCGGGTGCGCTGGCTGGAGCCGTTCTCGACGACGTCAACGCCGTCATTCTTCAGCTCGGTCATGGTGACGACCATGCCGATGTAGTGTTCCTTCCACGGCATACGGAAGCGAACCGAGCCGGTCGGGTTGTAGTGCGAGAGCTGATCGTCGCCGGTGTAACCCTGAAGGCCACCGCCGCCGTAGCCGGAACCGACGAGGAAGGAGACGTTCTCCTTGCCGCCGGGGAACTGGCCTGCCTTCGACTGGAAAGCTTCCAGCATAGGCTTGTTGGCGATATCCTGCTTGAAGATCGTACCCTTGTTCAGGTACGTCTCCAGGGCCATGTTATTGATGTCCTGAATTTCTGCTGCCGTGAAGGCCATAGCGATAGTCCTTGTCAGCCAGCCCTGCGCGCGGCCACAACCTGCTCGATGATGTCGAGG